GGAGATCATCAATACCCGCCTGATATCCCATCCCATGAATTGGGTAATCCTCTTTCTCATGGTTTTCCTTTTTATCTTTGCCGTACACATGGTCGTGAGTTTCAGCCAGAGCGACAAAGTACAGGCCACGTGATCGTGGTCTGAGATACACTTCTCAGGTGAACGCAACAGCGAATAAACCGAGGTAACCTTAAATGAGTCCATCAGCAACGCAAACCGCACAGAACGCCGCACAGATAAATGCTCTGGCACGAGCTACAATCAAAGCCAGATCGGTATACATGACGCTGCCGATCTTTAATCAAAACTTCGTGCCCGCAACCAACCCAAGCATTACCGTGTTACCCCGGAACATCGGACTTATAATGGGATTTTGGGTAAAAGTTGTTTTGACTGTCTCAAATGGTTCCCCTGTCCAGATCAACCGAACTGACCTAAACGCTTCCAACAGTCTGTCTCAAATCCAGTTCAACGATCTGAACAACGTCACCCGGATTCAGACTACCGGATGGCACATGCATCTGTTGAACTCAGTCAAGGCGCGTCGGCCTTTCGGGACTGCATTGGTCAATGGGACAGGCATTGACACGCCACTGAACTATGGATCCAACTGGATTAATCAGATTTCCTGTCCGGCAACCATAGCGGCGGCGGGAACCGGCACGGTCGTTATGTGGTATTACGTGCCCACGGCGTACAGTGACGATGATATGCGTGGCGCGATCTATGCTAATGTCACCAATGCCACCATGCAGTTAAACCTCGCGTTTCCCGGCCAGTTCGGCGTCTCGCTTGCTGTTGCCAACGGCGCCGACAGTACACAAGCTATCTTCGTTGGTAATGCAGCGGGATCAGTGGCGGCTGTCACTATCACCAATGCCCTTGTTGAAGTGTACCAATGCTTCTATGACCAATTGCCAGTTGGAAATCAGGGTGTGTTACTCCCCATCACAGACCTGGCGACCATCTATGAAATGAAGCAAACACTTCTCACGGCCATTTCGGCAAATGCTGACTTCCCGTATCAGTATGCTAACTTCCGAGACATCCTTTCCACGACTTTGATCTATGTGCAGGCGTCTGCAACTGGCGCACGCGGCGTCGGAGCGGATATCAACTATTTTGAATTGCAGTCAGCCAACGCCACCAACTTATGGAAGAAAGAGCCAGCGCTTATTGCGCTCGAAACTCGCAACTTTTTGCAGACTGATTTTCCACCGGGTGTATACTATTTCGGTTCCCGCCGTAGGCCGATTAACACGACCCAGTATGGAAACATGCAATTGATTATCAATCCGATAACCGCCGGAGCCGGGGCGTATGAGTTAGTCGGAATCGAAGACTTTGCTCTGATCCAGCAGCTTTCAATGGCAGGTTCGCTGGCATCTAACTAGTTGACAACATGACCCACCGGTTTAGCCGTTCCGGAAGCAGTTAAAAACGGCTTGTGGGAGGGAGAATTTATGAATCCGTTGCAAAGAATCGAACAGATAGAGCAGGTGATACTGTTGATCCTGCATACTCTGTTAGATCATAAAATCTCAGCCGATGCGCCGCACCAACAAATTGCGGATGCTGTCCAGGGTTTACAGCCAAAACTTGATCCGGCAAAAGAGGAGTAGGATATGGGTGACACTTTCACCGGAATGATTGACAGCATCAAAGGATGGCTGGCGACTCCATTCAATACCAGGGGATCAGCACTCAATTGGGTCTTGTTTGTCGGACTCATTATCGTCGCGGTATGGTTTTGGAATGTCATTTTAATTGACATTCAGAAGGAATTTTGAGGAGAACACATGATGTCTCGATGGCATTGGATTTGGATAATTCTACTCGGTTACCTCATCGGTTACTACTGGCGAGGACTGGGTAACATGACTGTTGCTCGACTGATTCCTCCGAAGGGTTAGTGATGTGGTGAGCCTGTCCGGCGGGTCGGTCTGAGCGCTCGCCGGACGTTTTAATCTCAAAATGTCACAGACTTCTATCATAGCCGGAGCCATGGCGATTGCCTTCGCCATCTTCATTGTGTACGAAGGCGACTTCCCATGTTACCTAGCCGTGCTAGGAATCGCCAACGTTTCATCTTGTAAGTTGTCGGGCGCGTCTATCGGAGTGTCTGGAACTCAGTTTATTCAACTTTCACCGGGTGGCGGCGGCGTCAATATCATCACACCCACAATCGGAGCCGGACCTGTGGTGATACAACCTCCGGTGATTCATTTGTAAAATTGTAATGCCATTTGTTCTAATCATAATCGGTCTGTTGTTTCTGATATCGGCGGTCAGAGGGACACAAGACTATCTTGCCGCACTGATCCGAAGTGAATTCATCGGACAGGGTAGCTTCACCTACTGGGTAGTTGTGATCATACTGGTAGGAGCTATTGGGTATGTGGACAAATTCAAGAAAGTGTCTACTGGTTTGTTGGCTCTTATACTTATTAGTCTGTTTCTTACTCGCTCCAGTCCTAGCGCTCCGGGTTGTTCTGTCCTGCCTAAGTTTCTCCAAGATCTTGGATTCACTCAAAAGGTTCCATCATCTACTGTTTCGCCGTCTAACTTCACAGGTGTAACAATTGGAGGTCCTGGAACCGGACCAGGAGTAACCATCGGCATAGGACCACAGACGCCATACCCTAGA